CTAGTCAGGGCTTAATCATTGAGGTTGCAGCCATACATGAAGGTTTAACACGGAAACTATAATAATTATTCTGCAGAGGCTTTAGAAAAAGCTTTGCAGTCTTGGGTAGAGCCTTACCCTAAGCCAATCATTCTTAATCATGATCTTAACTCTGAGCCTATAGGTAGAGTTATGGCAGCAAGAATGGATAAGGAAGAAGATGGTTCATCCTTTGTTCGATTGCAGATTGCTATCACAGATCCAGTTGCTGTACAAAAAGTTATGGACAAGAGATACTTGACGGGATCAGTTGGAGGAAGAGCTGGAAAAGCAGTTTGTTCCATCAGTGGCGACGATCTTGCTAATCTTGACGAAAGCGGAAAACCAAAAATGGCTCGCTTCAAAAGAGGTCAAGTTTACAAGGGTAAGCTTGCTTTCATCGATATGCAAGACATTTCTTTCAAGGAATACTCTTTTGTAAATCAGCCAGCAGACTCTAAGTCAAGTGTTAGAGCCGTTGCTGCACCAGGCTCAAATGCTATAGCAACATCTGATTCACAGTGGGTAGCAAGAAGCTCAGCTTTTGTTCTCAGCATGGATAAAGAAGATATTTTCTCTGTAGAAGAGAATCAATCACTTTTTGCTAATTTGAAAAGCAAAGAATCAAGACCAGTTTACCTGCATCTAAAAGGTGCGTTTCTTTCCGCTATGGCTATACAGGAAAGCGAAAATTACATTAATACTAATGATCCATTACTATCTGATGAGAATGATAATAAAGATGTCCATGAGGAGAATCTCACTATGAATGAAAACGTTAAGGATGAAGACATTTTGGCTACAGTAGAAGAACTAAGCCAAGATCTGTCAGCACTTTCTAATGCAAGTGTTGAAGAGTCACAAGATCCAGAAACTGCAGAAACTCCTGAAGAAGGAGCTGAAGAGGTAGAAGAGTCACTTAAGACTGAAGAAGAAGTAACTGAAGAAAACGTTACAGATAAAAAAGATCTAGAAGATGATGCAGTTGATGCTCTTAAGAAGGCAAATGAAAAAATTGCTCAACTTGAAGCTCAACTTGCAAAAGACTCATCAGCAGCTTCTGATGAGCAACAGTCTACTGAAGTTACAGAAGAAGCAGAAGTACCTACTGAAGAAGTGGTTGATTCCGTCGATGCTGCAACAGAAGAAGAAACTCAAGCAACCGAAGAGTCTAATACGAATCTCACTGACGAAAAAGTAGTCTCTGAGCAAGATGTTGACGACGCTACAAAAAAACTTCAAGAGCTTGAAGAAGAAAACAAAAAACTCAAGAGCGCAATGCATAGAACTCTCGTAGAGAGAGTCGTTGATACAAAGATTGCAACTGGAATTGAGTCTCATGAACTTAGAGAAGAACTCATTGGAGAGCACTTAACACGTAGTGCTAATTCACTGGCTGATTCATTAAGAGATCTTGCAAAACTTCCAATGGCTAAATCAGCCAAGGGAACAATGCCAGAAATCAACTCTGAACTTACTGTCATTGAAGGTGAAGACAATGTCTACACTTTAGATAAGCAGGAAGATTTTGTTCAAGAAGATGAAATAAAAACTCCAGAGCAACTTTTTGTAGATGCTCTCATGGGTCGTCGTAAACTTTAATAATAATACAAGGAGAAAATTAAATGAGTTTAGCAAAATTTCGTAAGGTAGGAACCAAAACTGGTTCAGGCCGTTTCGTAGTTTCAGAGGGTATTGCTCCAGCAGCTTACCTTCTTCCAAGCCAAGGTCTTCCAACATGGTACACCGACAGTGAAGACGATCGTTTCGAGATTGTCATTCCAAAGGGAACCATTCTTTCCGTAGTTGCAAATGCAACAACCGGTGACGCAATGGTAGTTCCTGCCAATGGTTCAGCTTCAAGCGTTACCTGGGGCGATACAATTTCGGATTGGGATCCATTAGCAGGTGCAACACCTAACGTTACACGTTCAGGTGATGGAGTTACCGTTGGTGCAAGATCAATCCCAATTGGTGTTGCACAGTACGATCTTTACCGTCCATTTGACAAAGGCACCTCGCAGGGTGCAGGTTTCATTACCCATGGTTATGTAGAATATCCAATGGTTAGTGGAATCAACGCTGACGTTGCCATCGGTGACGTTGTCCGTTCCGATCACATGGGTCGCCCAGTAAAGGCAGCTGCTACCGACTTCCTCGTTAGCAGCTCGGTCTATTCTTACCTTCAAGTTGGTAAGGTCATAGAGGTAGAAAAGTTTGCAACCAACTTTGATGATGGCTTGCTTTCCTACATGCAACTTCCTTCGGACCCAGGTGCTTTGAAGACAGTATTTGAACTTACTCGTTCAGGTTCTTTCTCAGGCAAGCTTGGTATCCGCAGTAATTTGGATGTTACCAACGTAATTGGCGCATTCCGCGTTAATTTAACAATCTAATAAAATAGAATAAAGAAAAACACTAACAGGAGGAATAATCCTAAGATGAGCAAAACAATCCAAGAGCTCCTCTCGGGTCTCCCAGCTTGGGAAGCCGCGCTGGCCGAAGACGGACACATTGACGAGAACAATAGAGTAACAATTAAGGAAGCATTTGCATCGTCAGACGCAGCTGCCCTTTTCCCTAAGGTTATTTCACGTACTCTTAGAGAAGCAGCAGAACCACAATTATTGGTTACGCCACTTCTTTCAACAGTCCGTTTAGGAAAAGGACGCTCTTTGGAGTTTCCTGCAGTAAACGCAATTCAAGCTGCTGAGATCCCAGAAGGACAAGAATATCCAGAGCAGGCATTAGCCTTCGCAAAGCAGATTGAGGGCAAGGTATCCAAGAAGGGTGTCAAGCTTTCATTCACTGAAGAAGTCATTGCCGACTCATTATGGGACATTGTCGGTCTCCATGTAAGAGCTGCAGGACGCGCTATGGCACGTCTCAAGGAACAGATTGCATTGAGCCGTTTCAAAGATGCTGCAACGATCGCTTTCGACAACGACAGTGGTTCATACGATGATACAACCGGTCGTGACATCAATGGCGCTGCCAATTTGACCGTCACCTGGGATGACATCGTTGACATGGCTGCTGTACTCATGGCAGAAAAGCATGTTCCTACAGACTTTATACTTCACCCACTTATGTGGTCGATCTTCCTTAAGGATGCTATCTTCCACATGGGCGGTGCTGCATCTGCAGTCAACACCAGCTGGGGCTACCGTCCCGGAAACGTTGATGGTGCATTGAATGCAAGTGCACCAATGGGATTGAATGTTATTGTTTCACCTTTCGTAAGCTTCACAGCTAAGAGTGGTGCAACCGCAGCTAAGTCAGATCTTTTCTTGATCGACCGCAATGAGGTTGGAACCATTCTTGTCAAGGATGACATGAGCACAGATCAGTTTGATGATCCTAGCCGTGACATTCGTCAGATGAAGATGAAAGAGCGTTATGACATCGTAATGCTTGGTGACGGTGAGGGTATCACAGTTGCTAAGAACGTTAGACTCGCTCGCAACTACGAGGTTCAAGTTACTAACGAAATGTAATAATCTTAGGGTCCGTTATAGTTACGACACCCTATTGACAGAGGAGTGGCTTTCGAGCCACTCCTCTGTTGTTATTACGGACTTAATTCGTTACTATATAAGATGAATATTATAAACAGGAGATAGATGTGTCACTTCCTTTGATTGAATACGCTATTGTCGATAACAATATGGTTGTTATTAGATTTGGCAAGACCATAAAAATTTCTAGTCTTGCAAACGCTAACTTTGTAGTTCAGACAACCGACGCAACTCCTTCTAATTTGGCTAACCCATTTTTGCAAATAAATACAATTGCAGACTATAATCAAATTTCAAGAACACTAAAATTATATTGGGATACAGTTAGACAATCTGGTCAAGAATATAGAATTAGATTAATTAACTTTCTTGATGCAGCTAATGAATCTATCACCGAAGAACAAATAGTTTTTTGCCAAGCAGAGTCAGCAACTCCATCTGAATTCAATTCTTATACAGCTCCTTTAATTCAAGAACTTCTAATAGAAGATCATTCTATTAGAACAGACGCTTTTACGACTGTTCAAATCCTTGCTAAGAATCCAAGATTTTACATAACTAGTATTGATCCAGAAAATGGAGAATTCTATTTAGACAATGCGTATAATAATGGAAGAGTTATTATATCTTTTAGCTCTAGACCTGCAAGCAACTTTTTAAATAATTCATATTTTAAAGTTCAAAGAAAGAAAATCCAATTTCAGCCAACAAGATGGGAGAACTTGTCCACCAATGTCTCTATGCACTCTTGGAAACCAGAAGTTTACGTAGATTTCCCATCTCTTGACGCTACACCGTCATACTACTCAGATAACAAAGATTATTTTGAAACAGGATATAAATACAGAATAATAGTTTCTAAAGATATAGGCATTTAAAGTGGCTAATTTTATATATGGAAAAGCAAAACAATCTTTATTAAATGGTGAATTTAATATTTCTTCTGATTCTTTAAAAGTTCTTTTAGTTACAGACTCTTATGTTCCTAGTCAAAATACTGATCAGTTTGTTTCTAACATTTCTGGTTCTTACATAAAACAAAGAACTTCTTCCTTAACGAATGTAACAAATATCTTGGGAGTAATAGACGCTGACGATGTAACCGTTGCGGAATATAGTGGGTTAGCATTTAAGGCGTTAGTAATATATAAAGATTCTGGAACTGATTCAACTTCTAGACTTTTAGCATATATTGATACTGCAACCGGTATACCTTTTGCAGGTATTAATTCAGCAACAAACATTACTATAAACTGGAGCAATGGCTCAAATAAGATTATATCTTTATAAAGGTACGCAATATGGCAACTAGTTATCCAAGTTCTCTAGACAATTTTATTAATCCTACAGCAACAGATAGTTTAAGTTCTGGAGTAGTTCCTCACGCAGAGCAACACGCCAACCTTAATGACGCACTAGAAGCAGTGCAAACTGTTCTTGGAATCCTTCCAGCTGGCAGTTTTTTAACAATTAAAGACAGAATTGCTGCGTCAGAAGCTCTAAACGGCATGAGTGACGTTACTATTACATCTGTTGCAACAGGAAATGTCCTGAGATATAACGGCTCTAAATGGGTCAATTACCCTGAAATAAGCTTAACCGACGGAGGAAATTGCTGAAATGGCTAATACAATCAGAATTAAAAGAAGGTCTAGCGCTGGAGCAGTTGGATCACCAGAAGGTCTTGCGAATGCAGAATTAGCATTTAATGAAGCTGATGATACACTTTATTATGGCAAAGGAACTGGTGGTGCAGGTGGCACTGCAACCAGTGTTCTAGCTATTGCTGGCCCCGGTGCCTATGTAGGCCTTTCCGGTACACAAACAATCACTGGTAATAAAACATTTTCTGGAACTTTAGATCTTGGTTCTTCAGCAGTTGCAACAACAAAAACAGCTGGCAATAACTCTACTTCAGTAGCAACTACTGCATATGTAGACTCAGCAATAGGTTCAGTGGGTCAATTTAGTGGATTAAGTTTTGCTGGAGACACTGGAACTACTCAAAGCATTGCAAGTGGTGATACCCTAAATGTTCTTACTGGAACTGGCTTAAGTTCAGTAGCTTCCAATACAGATACTGTTACAATTAGCCTTGATAACACTGCAGTAACAGCTGGCTCATATGGTTCAGCTAGTGCAATCCCAACCTTTACGGTTGATGCTCAAGGTCGTTTGACAGCAGCTGGAACAGCTTCTATATCTACTTCATTTACAGTTGATGCAGACAGTGGTGCAGACTTAACAATTTCTGGTGGAGACACCTTTAGAATAATTGGTGGTACAGGCTTAACGTCGACAGCTTCTGCAACTGACACACTCACTTTAGACCTTGATAACACTGCAGTATCAGCTGGTTCATTTGGTTCTGCCTCATCCGTTGGAACTTTCACGGTCGATGCTCAAGGTCGTTTGACCGCAGCTGGTTCAACGACTATAGAAATTGCGCTTGGAACAAATACTTCAGGAAGCTATGTAGCAACAATAACTGGTGGAACTGGTGTTACTTCTTCTGCAGCAACAACCGGTGAGGGAACAACTCACTCATTGTCTATTGGTCAAGATGTAGCAACCTCTGCAAGCGTAACATTTGCAGGACTTACACTTAATAGCGGAAGCATGGTTTTTGAAGGTGCAACTGCTAATGATCATGAAACAACCCTTGCTGTTACGGATCCAACAGCAGACCGCACAATTACACTTCCAGATGCAACTGGCACTGTAGCGCTTACAAATAACAAGTTAGATGTTTTTGCAGCTACTTCATCATCAGAACTTCGTACAGTAATTTCTGATGAGACTGGTACTGGCGGACTTGTTTTTGCTGATACCCCAACACTTATAACGCCAAACATCGGTGCTGCTACTGGTACATCTCTTGTACTTTCAGGTGATTTAACTGTTAATGGTACAACAACTACGATTAACTCAACTACTGTGACTGTTGACGACAAGAACCTTGAACTTGGTTCAAGCGCCTCTCCAACAGACGCAGGTGCTGATGGTGGCGGTATCACTCTTAAGGGTGATACGGATAAGACCTTTAACTGGGTTGATGCAACTGACGCATGGACTTCATCTGAAAACATGAACCTTCTAACTGGTAAGTCATTCTTAATTGCAGGAACTTCTGTACTTAATGGTACGACTCTTGGTTCAGGAGTAACTGCATCAAGCCTTACCTCGGTTGGCACAATAGCAACTGGCGTATGGAATGGTACGGCAATAGCCATAGCTAACGGTGGAACCGGCTCTACAGACGCTGGAGCAGCCCGTACGGCTCTTGGATTGGCAATTGGAACTAACGTACAGGCTTACAACTCTACGCTTGCTGCAGTGGCTGGTGGCACCTATACTGGCGATGACAGCATTACAACTGTAGGAACTATTGCAACTGGTACCTGGAACGGTACAGTTGTCGCTGGTGAATACGGTGGTACTGGTGTTGCAAACACTGGTAAGACAATTACTCTTGGTGGTAACCTTGTTACATCTGGCGCCCATGCTACTACGCTCACTACAACTGGCACTACAGGCGTAACTCTTCCAACAACGGGAACCCTTGCTACTTTAGCTGGATCTGAAAGTCTTACAAATAAGACAATTGATTCTTCTAATATAGGCGCAACAACTAAAGGCACAGGAGCTTTCACTACCTTAACATCAAACGGTGCTACAACATTTACTGCAGCAACAGCGTCTTCATCTTACACAACTGGTACTTTAGTTGTAACTGGTGGAGTCGGAATATCTGGAGCTCTTTATGGAAACAGTAGTGCTTTGGAAGGCTTTATAGTTGACGGTGGCACATTCTAATAAAAAGTGGTATAATACTACCTTTAAGTATGGAGTAGAATATGGCCATTAATAGTGGAAATACATCAGGTACAAGAAAAAATAACGTACCAAATATAGTTGGAGATAAACCAGTAGTTGCCGACCCTAAATTAACGGCAGCTGAATTTACTAAGCGGAACTGTAACTAATACTGCTTTAAATGATCCAACTGCTGGGCAACCTTTATTAACAAGACTAGATGAGATCCTTTCCTCTAACCCTGCTGCTAATACTGTATATCCAAGAAAAGAAGCAGTAGGATATACTAAGTATAGTCCTTATTTCCCACCATATTTCCCACCGTTCTTCCCACCGTTCTTTCCACCATATTTCCCACCGTTCTTCCCACCGTTCTTTCCACCATATTTTCCACCATATTTCCCACCATATTTCCCACCGTTCTTCCCACCATTTTTCCCACCGTTCTTCCCACCATATTTCCCACCAGGTTTTAAGTAGAGGGTAGCAAATGGCTAATGTTGTTAAAATAAAAAGATCTTCAACAGCTTCTGCAACTCCAAATACATTGGACTATGGTGAGTTGGCAATAAATTACACAGATGGTAAATTATTTTATAAAAATAACTCTAATCAGATTACTCAATTTTCTTCTGGTCAAAAGATTACAACATCTACAACTCCCCCGGCATCTCCAGCTCTTGGTGACCTTTGGTTTGAATCAGATACTGGAAAAACTTTTATTTATTATGATTCATTTTGGGTAGAGATTTGTGGTGCATTAGTTGCGGAAAGTTCAGATGGATCAGCAACTTTAACGACTAAGGGTGATTTACTCTCCAGGTCTTCTGGTGGTCTAGCTCGTTTAGCCGTTGGAACAAATGGTTATTTTTTAAAAGCTAATTCTTCTACCGCAACAGGCTTGGAATGGGGAGCTATACCTAGTGTATCTATTCTTGATGATGTTGGCGATGTAGTAATTACCTCTGTCGCTTCAAATGATATTTTAAGATGGAACGGATCTAACTGGGTAAATGACTCTACACTTCTTGCCGCAAAAGCTCCTCTTGCCTCGCCCGCCCTTACGGGTGCACCTACGGCTCCACTCGCAGCTACAACAACTAATACAACTCAGATTGCAACAACGTCATTTGTACAACAAGAAATAACAGCTCTTATAGGAGGAGCTCCAACTGCGTTAAATACTCTGACAGAATTAGCTGCAGCTATAAATAATGATGCCTCCTATGCTACGACTTTAACTACAGCTCTAGCCCTAAAAGCGCCACTTGCTTCTCCAACCTTTACTGGCACTCCCACCCTTCCATCTGGTACAATTGCTACAACACAATCTCCAGGAAATAATACAACTGCAGTTGCTACTACTGCATTTGTTACTGCTGGGATATCCGCTATTGTTGTTGATCCGCTCAACAACCCTAAATTTAGTGCTATAATTACAATGGACGTAGGAGTTTAAATGGCTACAGGTGACAGGTCAGAAACTAGGTTAATTGGTCCTTCAGCGTTGTCTGCTACTGACGCAGGGTTAGGTTCAGCTGCGGTAGCAACGAGTCGTGAACATATTATTAAACAGATTATTTTGACAAACACTAGTGGTACTGACCGTCTGGTTTATTTGGGTATTGGTGGGGCTGCTACGGGTGGTGCTACATCGAGGTTTCTTTCTGCGTTGCCGATTGCTGCGTTTGATACGGTTGTGTTGGATACGGCGTTGGTGTTGGTGGCTACGGAACGTTTGTGGGGTTACGCTGATTTGGCGAGTGCTGTGAACATTATTGTTACGGGTTGGGTTAAAGAAGTCTGATGGGTATTTCTTCGTCGCTTGGTTCGTCGGCTTTACTGCCTGCTGGGTTGGGTTTCCGCAACAAAATCATTAACGGGGATATGCAGATTGCGCAACGTGGTACTGCTGCGGTGACTGGCTCATCAACCGCCCAATATCCTGTAGACCGTTGGATTGCTTTAAGCCAAACATCTAACACAATCACTTTTCAACAATCAACAGTAGCCCCACCTGGGTTTTCTAACAGCGTCAGGGTGACGGTCACTAGCGGTGGTTCGGCTTATACGGCTTCCCAATACACTTTTTTGTACCAAAAAATTGAGGGTTTTAATACTGTTGATTTAGCGTATGGGACTTCTTCAGCAAAATTGGTGACGGTTTCTTTTTGGGCGCAATCATCTGTTACAGGTAACTATTCTGCTGTTTTAGAAAATAGTGCTGGCACACAAAACTATGTTGCACCTTTCACTATTAGTGCTGCTAATACTTGGGAATTCAAAACTATTCAGATTCCTGGGGCTACGTCGGGTACTTGGTTGACTGATAGTAATACTGGTTTGACTTTTTATATTGTTCTTGGTGCGGGTAGTAATTTTGATACGACTGCTAATACTTGGGTTTCTGGTAAGTATTCTGTTTCTGGGCATGTTGATATTGGTGCAACTAATGGGGCTACTTTTACTGTTACGGGTGTGCAGGTTGAGCGAAATAATCAGGCGACCCCGTTTGAGCAACTGCCTGTCGGTGTAGAACTAGCCTTATGCCAAAGGTACTATTACAAATGGGCTACAGGAGTGGCATATTCCTCTGCTGGCTATTTAACGGCTATTGCAAGTGGTTTTGCAATAATGATGGTTTCCCTGCCAGTGACAATGCGAATAG